GAGTTTCTAGTCCGGATCACTCGAACCGCGAACAATCTCACCACGACGCCAATCGAGGACTTGATTCAGATCGCTGCGACGACCGACTTCACTTGGGGCGCGACGGGCGACCTGATGATCAACGATTTGGTAGCTGACGTCGCGACCGTGAACCAACTTGGAAGTCCGGTTGCCACGATCGATGTTGATGGAGTTACCACCTTCGCCGTGACTCGGAACGTGATGCAGCTTACCTGCACCGGCGCGGAGACCATCACCACGATCACGGGCGGGGTCAGCGGGCAGCTCCTGACGATACTCCACGAGGACACCGACTGCACCCTGAACGACACCGACGACGACACCGCGGCTCAACTCGATCTCGTTGGCGCGGACGGTGATCTCGTGGGGGCCGAAGATTTGGTTATCCTATTCGTTTTTACAGGCTCTCACTGGCTACAGGTCGGCGCATCGCAAAACTAAATGCACAGATGCAGGAGAACGGAACAATGCCTAAAGAACTCACGAACATGATCGCGGATCGTAGACTTTGGCTCACTGCCGACCGTCAGCGTGTAGTCGAGGAGGGCAGTACCGATGCCGCGATATTGTATGCCACGCCAGGGACGGTAATCCTCGGCGAGGCGGTCGAGCGGTTCAAGATCAAGGCTCTCAAGAAGTCCGAGGACAAGGCTGTGAAGCCCGACGAGGACAAGGGCGGGAAACCCAAGGGCGGCTTGACGGTGACCCGTAGCGCGACGCGCATCGGCAAGAAGCCGGTGGCGAAGGCGAGATAACAGGAGGCATCCATGGCTGACAGAACCATCGTACCCCAGCGCATCCTTCCGGCCGGGGTCATCCCCAGCCGGACGTCAAGTTTGCTTACGGCGGATACTCATATCATCCGCAACAACGGGAGAATGTGGCTTCATTTCCTCAAGACGGCGGCTGTCGACTGCCTTGTGACGGTGCAGACCCCGGGACAGGCCGGCGGGCTCGCCATCGCGGAGCGCACGTTCACCGTGGTGGCGACGTCGGGCGACATTGTAGCGGGGCCCTTTGCCCCCGGCATCTACAATGACGGCCTGGGCGACCTGCGGTTCACGCTGTCGGACATCGACGGCCTCGACGTCGGTGTCTTCCAAATCTAAGGGCAGGCGATGGCGATCCTCGACCGGGTAAAAGAGCGCATCGAGACGGACCTCACCGATGCCGAGCTCACCGCCATGATCGCTGAGATCGTGGCCGAGATCGAGGGTCGGTTCGGAGTCAACAGTTCGATCACTGTCTTTCTCGATGGCGATCGGGAGCTGGACGGCGATCGGAGGTTCATATCGCTAGTGCGCCCGGCGACGGGGACGATCACCGTGACGGAGATCGACGGCACTACGGAGACGGAGCTCGCCGCTGACGACTTCCGCACCCTTCACGGGGGGCGGACGCTCGAGCGCCTGATCGACGGCACCAACGGGCGTGAGTTTTGGGAGAGGCTGGTCAAGGCCGTTTACAATCCGGTGTCGGATAGCAAGGAGAGGGATGAGGTTGTGATCCAGTTGGTGCAGTTGGGCATCGAGCACCGCGGGCTGAAAAGCGAAAAGGCCGGCGACTACAGCGCGGGCTTCGCGGACTACGCCGCGGAGCGCGAGAAGTTCCTTGCCCGGCTGATGCCCAGGCGCGGAGTGCTGATGGCATGACCGGCGTCAGGGGCAGGCTCTCCATGCGGGCGCTGGTCGAGCGCGACACGGCGTCCGGGACCGACAGCTACGGCCACTTGGTCAAGCCCGTGTTCGCAGTGCTGGCTACTCTCCCATGCTTTGTTTATTCGAGGCGGCGCCTCGAGATCGTGGACGGCGAGAAGTCCGCCATGGTGGAGGACCTCCGGGCCATCTTCGCCCTGGGCGCGGACCTGGCGGAGGGCGATGAGATCTCGGACGTGCAGGATCGCCTCGGAGTTTCTACGCTGTCGGGGCGGTTCCAGGTGGAGGCAATCCAGCGCAAGCACACTCACCTCGAGGCCAGCCTGCTGCGGGTGCAATGATGACGGTGAAATGGGAGGGCGACAAGGTTGGGGCAAAGATGAGGCGCGCGCAGGTCGAGGGCATCGAGGCAACCATGGCCGCAGCGGCGATCCGCGCGAAGCGCAACCACCCGTGGCGGAACGTCACCGGGATCCTCGAGCGGTCCATCGGCATCGCGGAGCACGCCAAGTACATGGGCGGCGGCGCCGAGGGGCGTGGGGATCTCAGGACGTCCGGTACGCCCTGATACAAGAGCTGGGCGGCCAGGCGGGGCCAGGGGGCGCCGCCACGATACCGGCGAGGCCTTACCTACGTCCGGCGGCCGACGCTGAGTACCCGGCCCTTTCTCGCCGTATAGCGAGGGCGATGGCATGAGCGCCGACATCATCGCCGGCCTGGTCACCTTCTTGAAGGCGGACGGCCCCGTGTCGACGCTCGTCGGCACCCGCGTGTTCGGCCTTGAACTGCCCGCCGCCGAGGCCAAGGATATGCCGCGCCCGGCCGTCGTCCTGCAGGCCTCAGGTGGCTCGACGCTGGTGGAGGGCAGCTACGTGGAGCATACCGCGCAACGCATCGACGTGTTCAGCTACGGCGAGACGCCGTTCGAGGCGGAGCGCGTACGCCGGGCGGTGTTCGACGCCTTGAAAGCCCTCCAACGCCAAGTCAGCGCGGGGGTACTTATCCATTGGTGCGATCCGGCCGGGGGGTATGCGAACATACGCGACCCCGACACCAAGTGGCCCATCAACTTCCAATCGTTTCAGGCGTTCCACGCCGAGACGGCAGCCGTGTAGGAGGTTCCCATGGCAAGCAAGCCCTTTGAGATCATCGCTGCGCCGTTCGTTGTCTGGTGGGCACCGACCGGCTCGACGTTTCCCGACCTGAATGTCACGCCGCCTTCGCCCTGGGCGAAGGTCGGCACATCCGGCGCCCGCAACTACAGCGAGGACGGCGTCGTGGTCGTCCACGGTCAGACTATCGAGGAGTTCCGCACCCTGGGCTCGACGGGGCCGGTCAAGGCCAACCGAACGGAGGAGTCTCTGATCATCCGGTTCACGCTGCTGGATCTGCTGCTCGAGCAGTACCGCCTCGCCCTCAACAACAACTCGGTGACGACCATCGCGGCCGGATCCGGCACGGCGGGGGTGAAGGACGTCGATCTCTGGCGCGGCCTGGACGTGACGATGATGGCGCTGCTGGCCCGCGGCGATGTGTCGCCCGAGGGCAACGACTGGAAATCGCAGTACCAGATCCCGTGGTGCTTCCAGTCTGCCGAACCCGAGCCGACGTTCCAGAAGGGTGCGATGGCGGGCTTGGCCCTCGAGTTCACAGCGGTCGAGGATCCGGACGCAGCCAGCGCGGCGGTGAGGTTCGGCAAGCTGGTGGTGCAGAACGCCGATGCGGTCTAGTGACCTGATCAGCGAGGCGCGGCGGGCCAACACCCGCGCGCTTCACCACAGACGTCGGGCCGCCTGGCATCGTCGGAAGTGCCAGGAGTGGCGCGTGCGGCAATCCGAGATCGAAGGGGAGTGCCGCAGCCTGGGCATCGAAGTCATCTACGACAATGGCGAAGGGAACATATCTCATGGCCGACAAACCGATCCTCGAACTATCGACGCTCATCGAGCGCCCTAAGATCACCATCGACGGGACGCTCTACGATATCCTGTCACCAGACGAACTGTCGATCATCACCTTCCAGCGTTTCGGCTACTGGGCCCAGCGCATCGGCGAGATCATGGGCGCGGGCGAGATCAAGCCGAAACAGGAGGCGGAACTGAGCCGCCTGATCGTAGAGCTCACCGACCGCGTCATGATCGACGTGCCTCAGGAGGTGCGCGACAGGCTCGGCGACTCGCAGCGGATGCAGATTGCCGAGGTTTTTATTCTGCTCCCGCTACCACACTGGTTGATAGCAGCGAAGAGGGCGGGGGCGACGAAACCAGGGAAGCCACCGACTGGGGGGAAACGACGGCGCGGCTCCAAAGGTTCTATGGCGGGTCGCCGGGGTGGTGGCTCTACGAAGCTCCGCTCGCCCTCGTCAGGGCCTACCTCGTGATGATGCCCCGGCTTGCCGCGGAGGAGACCCTGGCGGCGGCCATGGCCGTGGCGCTGGGATCGGGCACGTACAAATCGGGCGACGCTCAGCGCATCCGCACCGGCCTAGAAAGACAGGCAGGCGCCAGCCGCCGCGCGCCGCGGGCCAGCTACGCCGTCCTTTCCATGATGGGGATCGGGGTTGAGGTGGAGGATTGAGTGGCTGAACGTCTAGGAGTGGCGGTCCTCGAGCTCAGAACCGACGACCGCAAGCTGACCAAGGGGCTCAAGCGCGCGAAGGCCGATTCGCAGAGGCTTGGACGCGATCTGGATCGAACGGGGCGGGCGGCGACCCGGCTGGGCACGACGTTCCGGCGGGCGGGCCTCAAGATGCGGACCGCCTTCGTTGCTGTAGGCAAACGGGTCAAGGCCGTAGGTCTCCAGCTCAGGAACGCGGCGATACCCCTTGCCCTATTCGGCGCCGCGGCGGTCAAGGTCGGTTTCGAGTTCGATGAAGCCCTCTCCAAGATCGTGGGCCTTGTAGGTGAGAGCCGCGAGCAGGTAGATGAGTGGCGCAAGGCTATTCTCAAGCTCGCCCCGGCTGTGGGTAAAGGTCCTGGCGAGCTGGCTGATGCCCT